TTAGTTAAATATATCAGCTAGGATATCATCACTTATATCGCCTAGAACATAAGCCTTTTTGATTCCATGCTTTTTGATGTATGCCTTAGCTGATTCGTTGGTATACTTATTGACTAGCAGTACAGGATAGTCTCCGATGTTGCTTGCCACTAGTCCATCTGCCCACGCATTAACAAGTATCACAGTATCTGCGTTAGGATAAAATAGGTCAGCAATCTTTGTCGATGTCTCGTATCTATCTAACCCATCAAGCCTTGTCACCTTGCCGATATCTGCAAGCTGTCGCTCAATATCCTTTGACACTACACTATCGCCACCTAGTATGATGTACTCTAGGTCAGACTGTCTATCTAAGAACGACGCTTGCTTGATTGTGAGATAATCCCCCACCATCATTACAGGGTGACGCACTGTTGATACAGACACACCATCTGCCCAATCTTTGCCACTTGTGATGATTAGCTTTTTAGCACCTTTTATGCACTCTTTGAGTACCTCAAGATTAGTTGCGTATCTATCAGCACCGCTGAGCACCTTTACGCCTGTACCGTTGATTTTTACATCACCACCGACAATAGTTGTCTCAAGCCCGTTAGTACCCTTGCACTCGTCATATACTAGGTTAGCGTTTTTAGTATATGCAAGATAACCAGCACTCAGTCCATCTGCAAAACCTTTGCCACTAACAACCACCTTATTAGGTTTTAGATGTGATTCAGCGATTAGGTCAGCCGTCTTATACCTATCTGCTCCAGCATATCTAGTGATAGTCACATCTGATGGAATAACTTTCTTCTCAGGTACAGGCTGAGCACCACCACCGTTATAGTAGTATTCTGCTCTGCTGTATAACTCGCCTAGTCGGTCATACCACACTCCAGGACACTGTGTAGGCTTGATGTCTCTATGTCCTCTAAGTGGCAATTTGCGACCGTAGAATCGCCATATATCAGCGATAAGTTCTGCTACTGTCTCAAAGTCTTCAGGACGACATTCTGTACGACATTCAATGCCTATGCTCCTAGAGTTTACTTCCATATTCCCTGAGTGCCAAGCGACATTAGGAAGACTAACGATACAAGCCACTCTACCAGCCTCTGCAACATAGTGAGCCGATACACCTGACTTCGGATTGCATAACCAATTAACTGGTGTCATAAATGCTTGTCCGTAGTATCCCCACCAATGAATGATAATCTCCTCAGGCACATTCTGATTCGTCTCTCCGACATAGTATTTGCCATAGTTTGGACTATCGTATGATTCTATTAATTGATATGCCATAGTCTAGTCCTCGACTTTCTTATCTGTATTGTCTTCTAGTTTTAAAATCTGCTTAAATATCTGATGTAGCCCTGTTGACGCAAGTCCACTAATCATACCACTAGCAATAGCCACTAGTGTGACTGCGTGAGCGTCAATGCAACCTAGTATCGCTCCTAGCACTGTGACTGTGAGTGGGATGTACTTGTTATCCGTTGGTAGGAATTTTTTCATTAAATAGCCTACAGTCAAACAAACTGCGATAACTAGTGGAATGTAAAGATTTGTTAAAAATTCAAGATTCATTTTCTACCTCCTTGAAATAAAAAAGGGCGACTGAATCGCCCTAAACTAACTAAATTCTTTTAAAAAAATAAGTGATTACACCACCAACGATAGCTGCAAGAATCATGCTGACTAGCGAGTTCCAGCGTGTAGCTGGTAGTTGTTCTAGTCGCTCCATCTTTTCCTGTTGCTCTTCTAGTTCCTTGTGGTGCATATCCATTTTTTGTATCATGAGCTCTATGTTGGTGTTGATTTTCTGTATCTCTTTTGTCATGTCCTCAACAATTATCAATCGAGTGTTCAATCTTTTGATTTCGTCATCATGGCACTGTATCTTGATGTCAATAGCATTCTTGCGTTCTAGCCATTCTTCCCTTGTGAGTTCTCCCATATGCACCTCTATTTCCACTTGCCGATAACATATATCTGTAAGTTTTTAACTTCAGCCGTGCTTGCACCTTGACTTCCTGCAGAGGTTATCTGTATGCCTGTAAATTGGTTGCCAGACTTAATATGAGTTGTCTGTGCTCCCAGAGAATACCCTGTGCCAATCTGCACCGAAGCGACAACAACAGGTGTTTTTACAGGTTTGATTGTCAACGGATAGCTAAACACTTTTCGGTTAAAGAGCATATTATTCCACGCACCATCAGTCCATCCCCCTGAGTCAATCTCCTTTGACATAAGCATTTCAAGAGTGCCTTTTTCCCATTTTGTATACTGCCAACCGTCAATCTCGCCTTGCTCGATGATGTAGTCCTTTACGACATCAAGCCTGCCTTTGAGCTCATCAATCTTTTCAGGCAAGTGCTCCACTTGTCTGTAAACATCGGTTAGCATTGATTCTGTTGCCGTCTGTACTGACTGTATAGTCGTACTTAGCGACGAAAGGTTACCCTCTAGCTGATTCATTTTCACTGTTGCGTTAGGGTCTGTGATACAGTGCCACTCGTAGTCGTGATAGTCGTTAGAAGCCGTTAGCGACGGCTTGTTTAGTCCCAGCCCTATCCAATCGTGTGTCTCTCCGTTGTAGGTGTGTGAAAAGTCTGTGCCGTCATTATCACTTGCATAAGCGACCCAAGTATAGACGGATGAACCACCACTGCCCCCTTGTCCTTTAAATAGCGACCATTTATAGCTATTAGGATTCATAGGTGCGTTATCGTCTGTTGATGTGCAAAACCCTATATAGCTTGAATCTGCTCTAGGTGTGAGCGTCATTCCTGAGCCATTACTAGAATTAGAATACGCAATATAGAGTTTTGTTTGCTTTGCGTTTTTTAGTTCCGTAACGGCTACCTGAACACTCCTAACACTATTTGATAGCTGATTGACAGTACCCTCTGCAGAAGAAACCCTCGTTTTTGTCTGTTCAGCACTAGCCTTAGTCTCGAACTTTTCTTTGATTTTTTCCCATAACTTTATTAGTCCGTTTTTATCTAAATACTGCATATATCCCCCTTAGTCTAATAGAGTGGTTAAAACCGAATCAGGAATTGGCGATAAACTGTCTACCTTGTCCATTAGCTTTACTACGACTGTTCCTAGTGTGCTATCTTTACTTGCTGACGCACTTTGAGACTTTCCATCAAAGATACTTTCAACAACCTCTATCATCAAAGGTTCGGACTTCATTTCATCGGTGTACACTCCGATTTTGATTCTGCCTTTCTTGAGCATATCTGACGGAATCAAGCACTTGTCGTCATTGATAGCGACATCACGGAAAAACTTATCTTTCTTAAATCTCGCGATTTTGGACTTGCCGTTCCATTCATCATCAAAAGAAAAAACGGCGATATAATCGCCGTTATGCCCTATAAACTTGCCACCACCATTTAAGGTGAGTGTTCTATCTTTTACATTAAAATTAAACTCTTTCATATATCCCCCTATCTATAAGGATTGTACTTTGCACTGCGTGCTGATAGCATATCAAAGAGAACCCTTTTCTGCTCTCTTGTATACTGACTGTTGTTTAGATAAGATATAAGTTCAGCTTTTTTAAGGCTTCCATTTCCGTCATAGTCTGCTCTACCTTTTACGGCTTCCAAATCACTCGTAGTAAGCCCTACTTTTGTAGCATATACTGCCTTGCCGTATGTATTCTTATCTACTGTCATTACTCCGTTAATGTCTCTAAAACTTACCCCTGACTGAACAGCCGACATCGTTTTCGCCATCTTAGACTTATGGTCTTTCTGCGAATTATAAGCAAGTACAAAGCTTTCCTTTGTCTGAACGCTAGGATTGTACTTTAACTGTACTGTCTTATTAAGCTTTGAAAACTCTATATCGCCTTTGCTATATCCTCTGCCAAGTAAAAACTCATCCTTTGCACTTCGCTCAGCTTTGCTATATACGTCGCTTATCGCCTTTACTTTTTCATCATCAGACATTCTCCTATACTCGCTACTGTTAAACAGATTCTGTAAGCCGTTTTGAACCTCTGCTCCTTTGGTTTTTCGATATGCCGTTCGCTCCTCTACCGACATACGCATATCATCATCACCAAACTTGACATTTAGATTCGGTGACTTATCAGGGATTATCTTATTCCCACTTGAGCCATCAACCGAACGCAATAGCGATTCTAGTTCATCCGTTGTTGAATCGTTTCTGCGTGCCTTTAGGCTTCCTGGTAGTAACATATTCTGTGCTATTGATAAAGCATAATCAGATAAGTTTTCTTTTCTGTCCGTTTTGCCGAATGCGTCAACCTTAGGTTGCAATACCATTTCGTTTAGTCCTGGTATTTTGCTTGCCATACGGAACAGGAAGTTTTGAATTTCTCTTTCCGTTGCACTCTTTGCCGTTGGTGTGACATCAAGGTCTTCAGAAGCCGTTATCCTTGCAATCTGTCCAAACAGTGTAGGTATATACTGCGACAAATAACTCTCGCTAGAATTACCTATGATTCTGTATATAGGGTTAATCTCTTGATTTCCCCTAGAAGCTTCAAAGGCTTGCCCTACACCTTGTAGCATAGACATAGAGAACACAGGGTCCGACATCTGAGTGAATGCATCTAGCACTCGTCCAAATGTTCCGTCGCCCTCTTTGCCGTTTGCTAGTTCCACTCCGATAAAGAATGGAATACAAGCAGGCGCCGCCCAATCCATAGTGAAGTTAAAATCTCTGCCACCGATGTTTACTGAGTATGACTGTTCGCCCATCATCTTTCGGAATTTCCCCTCGGACGATGAATCAATCTTACCTGTTGCTAAACCCTCAGTTCCCATATAATAGCCTAGTGCCATTATTCCTGTACCTGTCATTCCTGATGTTAGGTTGTTCAGTCCTTTTATAAACTGAGCAGGGTTCTCAGACTTTACCATCTGCTTAACCCCTCGCATTAGTCCAACAGGCGAAAACTTTGTCGCTTGCATTAGCACATTGCTAGGTGTCTTTACAAATGGAAATACTGCGTCTACAAACATACTGCTTGCTTTGTTCAGCACTCTGCCACCTGCTACATCTTGTGGGATATCGCTTATTGGTACATTCGCATATCTTTTCATCTTCATAACAAAGTCGGATAAAGCATTAGCATTACGGAATGTTGATTCCAAGCTTTCGTTCATTGCGTATTCTTTAGCTTGCTTAAAAACCTCATCAGGAACATTGCTTGCCTTATAGCCTTTAGCCTTTAGGAACCCTGCAAAGCTATTGTTATATGCAGGTTTACTGAACCATAAGTCCTCAAGGTTTAGTGCGTGTGCATTCCATTTAGAAAGCTTATCAACGACCCTAAGTTTTGACTGAATGGCGTCAGGGTGTCTGTGAATCTCCCTATACTTTTCCATTCCCTCAATGATGTATCGGTCCTCGTCATAAGCCTTGCTTGCTAGTGCCCTTAATGCTCCATCTTCACCTGTTCTTCCCACATGAAAAGCCTTTGTCCTATCTGCTTGCTTAACTAGATTGCTCTGCAAAGTAGCTTCCACCTTATCCCTTACCATCCTTAGAGGCGTAAAGATACAGTTACCGATAAGGTTTCGTACGTGGGTTCTAGGACTGCTTAGCATTGAAAGGTATCTCCAAGCACTGAGCTCATCGGTTAAGGTAGGTGGAATCTGATTCCACATTGTCTTGCCTATCTCATTTTTAACCTCAGCGATTTCCTTTGCTCCACTTGCTTTTCTCAGTCTATTAAACAGTTCATCAGGAACACTAACTGTAATTCCCTTTTGACTTAAAGTATTTGCAAATTGTTTATTAAGCCTATCGACATTTCGCTTTACGGCAACCACTCTGCCCTCAGGTGATATTTGATTGAACCATCTCATAGTTTGAAGTCCTCTAGCATATTCGCTCGCTAGTGAGACAACCTCGCCTGATACGATTGAAGCTTCTTCGTGTCTGCCTAGTTCCTCTAGCTTGTTGAAGAGTGCCACTCCACGAACCATCGTATCACTGTTTGTTTGCCCTGTTTCCACGGACATTTTGAAGTGATTGAGTGTTCCATCAATATCATCACCAATCTCGGTTGTAGCTTGTTTTAGAGCGTCTTGATTGCGTGTTGTGTCGGACATAAAGTCCATCGTCTTGTGCTTTCGCTCTGTGATTGCCTTTTTTGTTTCGCTTGTCGCATATGAATGAACAGTCTTTAGCCCTTGTGATTCTTTAACTGCATAGGTTCCCAAATGTGGCTCGGTTCTTGTCGCCACACCTATTGAATCAATCGGATGAATCGCTGATTCCATAATGTCATTTGTCATTGGGCGCCCTTTTACGCTCGGCAAATTCTGTGTCTTAGACATAACATCATCTATGCCCTCGCCTTGTGACAAGTTTATATCCTTGCTTTTCATCTGAACATCTATTGGCTCATAGTGTTTTCTAGGTCTAAAAAGTTCGACATCAGAACCATAACTTTGCTTCATTATCTCTGCCCTTGCTTGTCTAGGAAGCCGTTGCTTTGATGTTTGAGCCACTTCTGAAATAGCTAGTGGTTTGCTCTGTATTTCTGCAATTTTAGGCTTGTTGATTTCAATCCTTGCTTCCGTTGCTAATCTCTGTTTAGGGAATTCTGTTCCTAAAGGATAATTAACCTTAGTGTATCTTGTTGTTGGGATTTCAGCAGTGGGTAGGTTTGCATGGACTTTCGGTGTTCTTAGTCCTCTCAGAAATGCAGGGGCAAGGTCAGAAGCTGAGCCAAGCCCTACATCTAGTGCCGTATTCAGTCCTACTTGCTTCCAATAGTCCTTACTTCCGAACTTGTGTCCATCACTTAGAATAGAGCCTTGTGAGTTATAAAAGCCTAAAGGTGTATCAATAGCGATTTCCTTTGCTAACTGCTTTGTAACACCCTCTGCCGTCTTTGTAGCAAGGCTATTTACTGCCTTATCGGTTGCCACCATTCCTAGCTTTCCTAGACTTTTTCTCGCTCCATTTTGTATGAATCTATTAGTGGCAAGTTTTCGAGTTAAGGCTTGTCCTAAGCTACTTTTTGATACTGCGTTAGTGAGTGCTCCTGTTGCGCCGACACCACTGCTTAGTGCTCCGCTAAGAATATAACCTAGTGCGTTTCCACCGATGTCACCAGCTTTAAATGAGCCTGTTTCTCTAGTGCTATCACTAATAGATTTCAGACGATATGGAGCTGGGAATAACGCGTGCGTCAATCCCTCTGTTGCTCCAAGCATAAAACGACCACCTGCCGTATCGTTCATCTTGACCTGCTTCTTATATGCTTCATCTAGTTTCGCGTTACTTTCTTCCCTAGCTTTTCTTTGGTCTGCTACACTTATTACATTTAGCCTTTTAGCCATTTTGACTACCTCTTACCCTTTTTCTTCTTAGGTGATGGTTTAGATGGAGCAAACGACTGAAAACCTCGGTTTACATAGTTCATTGAGATTGCTCCGCTAGGATATGTTGGGACTACCTTTTTCGTTTGCGAGGGGGGCTCCTTTCTCTGTCCTCTTGCGATTAAGAACGAATCAGGGTCTTTTTTCTGCTTAAATAGATTAGCCACTGCATTCACTGCTTTTGTCACTCTAGGTGTAGGGTCTTCTACATAAGTAACTCCCTCATCTGCATAGTCGGAATAATCGCTTGCACTTCCCCCACCATAACTGCGTCCACCACCATAACTGCGTCCGTAACCTCCATATCCGTAACTTCTAGCAGCAGCTGCCTGTTGTGCTTCTATTTCTGCTTGCTTAGCTTCATCCCAAGCTGCGATTTTTGCGTCATAATCTGCTATTGCATCGCTCTGTTGTTTTAGGTACTGATTAGCTAATGATTTAAGGGAATTCATATAAGCATTGTTAAGGTCTGTTAGTGCTCCCTCTCTCGCTGAATTACCTTTAGCTAGTGCGTCTGCATAAGCCGTCTGCAAATTAACCTTTGCCGTTTCGCTTGCTCCACCTGTTATTCCTTGTGCTGACAAGTGCTCAGGTAGTTCAAGGCTATTCTTCTGATAGTTTACATAAGCGTCTCTAGCTGAAGCTTCATAGTTCTTGTTAGCCTTTTCGACTTCCTGATTGTGCTTCTGCTCTAGCAACGCAGTGTCTGCGTCTTTTGCTTTCTGTATGCTCTGCAAATATGCTTCCTTTAGGGTTGCATATGGGTTTCCTGCTAGTGCCATATTTACCTCCTACTTGGAAAAATTTCCTACTGAATATGTTTTTGCTAGGCTGATAATACTAAAGGCTTGGTCGTCCTCGCTCTCTAGCCTTATCTGTAAGTGCCTATACTTCTTTTCTTTCTTCTTAATGTGAATGTCTGTCTGCTCTGAACTTGTTGTCATTATTAACTGTTTTTCCTTGCCATCTACGATAAAGTAAATCTTGACTTCGGAATCGGCCTTATCTAGCAACAAAACATTTCCTCGCTTCTGCAAGGTCTTATACACTGTCTCGTTGCCGTCATAGTCAACAGGTGTTGTCCAATGAGCCTTTACAGGTTCACCATCAAACAATAATCCGTCGCCTTGCTGTGCTCCATCTCTGTGTTCTCCTAAATGTCCCTCAAAGTCGGTTGTAAAGCAACAAAGGCTATCACCACTGCCGAAGAGTAGCATATCGTTACTTACGCAGAATATATCAGCAGGTATATTGTCAAAGATATATGTTTCGTATGCAAAGTTAGTTCTGTTCTTATCGTCTCTAGTTGTCTGTCTACCATCAAACACATAGCACTTATGGTTAGGTAGGCATAGCAAATAATAAGAGTTCCACGCAACGGCAATCGCCCTGTCTAGGTTTTTCTCCTTGCATAGCACCTTATTGACAAATACACTTCTATTTCTTATCGCTAGCTGAGTACTCATATAGTGATTAGATATTCCGTATAAACCTGTTGATGATAGGAACATAGGGTCATCTATCAAAGTTGCAAAGGTGTTAGGTGCTACTGCTCCTGTTGTTACGGAAGATGAACGCAAGATAAAGGTTTCTTTGCCATCTTGCAATTTTGCTCCACTGATAAAATATACCGATGATTCGTTCTGCGTATTTCCTGTAACTACGACTAGGTTATCCTCGTATCTATGGAGATTAACGATTGAATCTGCGTTAGCAACATTGATGAAGCTATTATCAGGAATATAGGTTGCGTCGCTAACTGCTGAAAAGTAAACCTTGTTCTTACCTGATACTCCGAACAGTCTATCGTTGTTAGCATAGCCATAATTACGGATTTTCCCATCACGGCATAGCAAAGCATAGTTCTCATTGTAAAAGCCCTTGTAATAGCCGTTTTTATCGCTTATCCACTGTCCGTCATCATCCACTCTGCCCTTTTCATCGCTGAAAGATACATAAGTAACACGGATATTATCTTGTCCTGTTACAGGTGGTTTATAAGCCTTAATCTTGATTATTGGTGACTCTAAAATGGTGTTACCTAATATTCCGTTAGGCAAATATCCTTGTGTCTTCGCTCCATCCTTAGTAGTGGTATACTCGGCTTTTTTCCACGCTCCGTCTGTGTCAAGGTACTCAACATTAATTATCAAGTACCTACGGAACAGTTCGCTCGTTTCCTCATTCTCCTTTTTAGGGAGCAACCTCAGTTCCGTTGTCTTATCATCGCCCAAATAAGTTGCTCGCCTATAAGGTGCTAAAAGGTTTACTCCTGCTCCTATATTCTTTCCACCTGTGCCATCTAGGTTTTTAGATATGGCAACATCCGGAACAGTCTTTGAGTTCATCTTGATTCTAGCTTCGTGATTAGGATAGCCTGCACCGATGATAAAATCTTCGATGATTTTATCCACTTCGCAAAAGAAATACCCTTGTGGATATAACCCATCAAACAGTCCACTAAGAGTGGACAATCCATACTTACTAGGTGTTAAAGTGCTTGCATCTATGTGTCCAAAACCACAAGCATAGCATTTACCATCAAACGCAAATAGCTTGATTGAGTTAAAGTCACAAGTCGAACCACCATAAAGAGTTTTTACATTCTCTAGGATATTAAAGCCGTTACGCTTCCACTTCTCCACATAGACATTCTTATTTGTCGCAACATAGAGCAAGCCGTCTACCTCTATCATATCCAAGATTCGCTCGCCCTCGTATGACTTCATATATCGCCATCCCTTACGCTTTCTAGGGTTCCCTCCATCATCACTTATCATATTGAGCATATCAGGGGAATGTCTGCGATTAACTTCTTTCGGAGAATGGGAAAGGTCTATCCCTCTTAGCCCTGAATATTTAGCCGTAGAAAGTCTAGGCTTGCTTGATACTGTTAGCTTTCCCATCTTAAATCTCCAAACCACCTACGAATTTACATTTTCTAGGCTTGATTATCGCTGACAATAACTGCGTTTTGAGGTCGTCTGCGTTGTTCCAATACATTGTCGCTTTTCGCTCGTCGTCATCTAGCCATATAAAATACGCTGACATCAACGGAACAATTCCACATACCATTTCAGGTAAGTCGATTTCTTCCATTTCGTTCGTATCTGATGTTATAAGGCTAGGCTCATACACATCGGCTTCTACAACATCCTCAAAATAGTTCTTATACGGCTCAACGACTGTGCGATATACCCAATCAATGCTTCGATTAATTGCGTTTATCACAATTTCAGAGTAAAGTTCCATCGTTGAATCTTCCTCGAAGCCTAGTGTCTTTATATTACTTTTTAATTCTTTTATAGTCATATATCACCTCAAACAAAATAAAGAGGGGCAATCGCCCCTCTAGTCTTACTACTGCTTGCAGTTTAGGACAATAAGTTCCTTAGGTCTTGCGATTATTCCACCATATAGGACGAATCCCTTTACAGCGTCTGCGAACGAATTGTCAGGCCTGTATGGCTCAACATGAGTTAGAGGGTTAGCAAATGCGATAGCCTTGTCTGTTCTAAGCATAATGAACGAATCGGTGCCTACTGTGTGAACATTGTTGCTCATCTTCACGATAACATTTCCGTATCTACCTACCTTGCCGTTCTCAATCATTGTTGAGTTGCTCTTGTCAAGGTCTACATAAGCCTGCTTCATCAGCATATAGAACCATGGTGGAACAGTAAGGGTGATTTTGCTATTAGGTGAAACATTCTGCTCATATAGCTTCTTTAGCCCCCTGTCAACATAATCAAGGATGTTAGCCTTTGTTACCTGTGTTGATGCAGTGTCAAGCTTTGTTGCGTCTGAACCTCCAGCAAGCTTTGCGATATACTGGTCCATCTTATCAGCTACACCATAAGCACTCTCAGACATAAGAGCGTCCATTGGACCATTTGCAACAGACTGAGCCTTGTCGATATCGCCTACCTTGAAATTGTAGTAAGCAATCTTGTCAATCTTCATTGGAATTGATGTGTCTGCTACATTCTCAGCCCCTGTAAGAGCGATATCTGTTGCCGTTGTTGTGTCTGTGATAGTAGGCTTGCCTACTCCCAAAATTCTTACTGTGTCACCTGCCTGCTTAACTTCGCCCTCGTACTGTCTGTTACAGTCCTCTGCGAATACAAGTGCCTTTTCTAGTTCTCTGTTGTACTGCTCTGACCAAATTGTAGGTACAAAATTTCTATAAGCCATTTTTTACTCCTTTTCTACCACTTCGTCATTGATTTACGAATGGTCTCATAATTTTTCTTAACTTCATCTTTTGCCATAGCTTCGACTTCCTCTCGAGTGAAGAACTCCTTAGGTGCACTTGTTGTGCTCTCGACTTTGCCTGTTGCCTTTGGTGGGACGATTGTTGTTGCCTGCTTTTCAGCTTTGCACGCAAAATACGCTTGCCTTGCAGTAAGTCCACTGCTGATATATCCTGCGTATGATTCTCCCAAGTCCTCTAGGCTCTTAACGGTAGGGTCAAGGCTCTGCACTTCTTTGAGGTCATCTGCCATTCTTTTTTCAGCCTGCTGTTCAAGCACTGCCTGCATTAACTGCTCATTTTCCCTTTTTAGTCCATCGATGACATTCGCTTCTTCTCTCTCTGCGACTAACTCGTCATACTCTCGGTTCTGATAAAAGGCTTCTGCTGCTAGTGCTTTATCTTCGGCTTCAGGAAAGAAATTTGATAATGCTCTTTCGTACTCTGCGTTAGAGTTCCTGAGTGCTTCAAGTTCTCTCCTCATTTCTGCAAATGCTGAATCGGAATCGGTTTTTCCTGTTTCAGTTTCTGCATTATCAACCACAGGTTCGGCGACTTCCTGTTCTTCTGCGCCTACATCTTCTGAATCAATTGTTGGGTCGGCGACTTCCAACGCTTCTTCGCCTATGTTTGTTTCAAAATCTGGCATTGTTTTTAACTCCTTTTTGTATAATTAAAAAGAAGCGCCCTATTGCGCTTCTCTTAATTCAGTGTTTTCTGTTGGCATTTCTTCGTGTTCTGCCATCATTTCGTGATTTTCGATAGGAATATCTTCTGTCGGTGCATTTTCTGCATTATTCTCTAAAATTTGAGGCTCTATTTTCGCTTCTAAGTTTCTTTTAGATATGAGGTTAAGTAGTTTACCCTTACTGATTGCTCCGCCGTCAGGGATTAATTCTGCGTACTCCTCGAATGTTATTTGTCCTTGAGCAAGCAAAGCGTCGCAAGCCTGTTGCTGAGCAAACTTTGTCCACTGATTATCCTGTGAAACATCGACTTTTACCGACGGTTTAAAGTCCAAAAGTTCATCTGCAGATATCTTAATCTCGTTTCCGTGCTCATCCTTAGTGGTGAAGCTATCTATATCATATACTAGCCACATATCAAACCACATAAGGGCTATATCCTCTACTGTCTGTTGAAATGTATTTATCTGCTCATTAAGTGGAATCTGTGCTTGGTCTCTGATTGCGATAATAGCACTGCCACTCGACCTCTGAGGGTCAATGTTACCTACGGCAAAATCACCTGCTCCTGCAAGTTCCCTTGTCTGCGTGATTAGGTCAGCAAACAGCTTATCTGCGTCGCTAGATATATTCGCTGCATTTATATAGCCTATCATCTGATTGATTGACTGCTGAGCGTTCCCCCTCACTCCGATTGCAGCGCCAACCTTGTTTAAGTCATCAGGGTTTTCCACTGCGTCTGCGTCATAAGCGATTCTAGGGAAAGCAGATATCTTAACTGTGACTGCTCGTCTAGCTAAGGTCTTATTTAACTCAATCTGATTAGGAATCATCGAAGCGACCTCGCTAACTCCTCTAGCATTATTAGGTCTAGGCTCCCATACAAAGTTTTGTATCGGATATAGAGTTAGTCCTGCGAACTCTTTTCCGTCTACGGATGATGTAATTCTTCTCGTAGGTTCGATAAGGCTTTCTTTTGTCGCCCTCGTAACAGTGATTACATCGTCCTTGTCCTTTGATAGGTAGATAACGCAAGTGACCTTGTCGCTTACTTCATCTTGGTTCGCAATTTGACTTTCTCTCTCTGCATCGGTTCTTATCTTGTCTATCTCTTCCTTAGGAACCTTATTCTCTAAGGCGATTCTCTTAACTGTCTCTAGTGGGAGCCTTTCCATAATCATTATGTAAGGCTGTTCCTGAATGTTTGCCGTATTCTCATTGCCGAACAAAATGTTCGTATTGTCGATAAGCTGAGGTGTATCTAAGGTCGAATCCGTACCCCAATAGAGGTATGAATCACCTTGAATAGCAGAAGCCTTAATGCACTTCCACAGAGCACTGTTCATCTTCGCCTTTTCCCACGACTGAATAAACTTTCTGTTCAGTATGTCATATATTGCCTGCTTGGATGAATCGTCGCTCATATCGGTGAATTTTGCTGTCATAGCGTGCTGACAAACAGTAGATACCTTATACTTGATTGTAGGCTTTATGATATTAAGCATAGGAAGTTCTTCCTTAGTCTTAACTCCGACCCACTGATTGTCGCCATAAAAGTTCCAATTTCGCTCAGTATTCTTTACTAAGTTTTTGGTCTGCAGGTACTTTTTATTATTTTCGTACATCTGCCATATCTTTTCACAATTCATTTAAAGTCCTCTCCATATGTATCAATATCTTGAAGTAACTGTTCTAGCCTTGCTCTTTCCCTCTCAGAGCTTCTTTCGGCTTTAGTCTTATATCCTAGTGTCTTCGCTATCTTCGTAGGTATAGGCTCAATTTTCGGCCTCTCAGGGCGAAGCTGAACTCCTACCGACACACCAATAAAAAAGCACACTATTAAAAGTGCACCATAAATAAGGTTATATGACATTTATTGATTCTCCTTTCCCTATCGCACTAGAAGCACTCTTTTTCGCTAAGTTAAACTGTATTAGCTTATTATCATTAGTAGGAACACTAGGTTTTCCGTTCTTCCAATAAATCAAACGATTTAAGGCTTGGCTCATAGCGTCTACTTGGTCATCGTGCTTGCCATTAGGAAATGCTGAGCACTCGTTCACAAAGTCCTCAGTAAAAGGCTTCTTCTTCGGAAGATAAACATTCCCACTTTCTATCGCCCCACTAACGGCATTTACCCTCGATACCTTACCACCTTGTGGGGTGATAGGCACAATTCCGTGTATCTGTCTCCTTAACACTTGGATAACCGATGTTCCATTGGCTTTATCCTCTATCAAGATTCTATCTACCGTAGGGTACATTCCCTTTAGTCTCAGAATCTCCTTTACAGTCTTAGGCATATCTAAATGTTTTTTAACTGCATCTACCAAATAAAACTCGGAATCTTTCTTCCCCCATATCTGTATCGCTACAAAGTCATTATCCTTTCCGTCCTTAAACGCAGCGTCAACACTCATTATCAAGGTATTGAGTTCAGGTAAAGTATCATAGTACTTCCACCACTCCCTCTGCAAAAGGTTTCCTTGAGCGCTTACAGGTCTACCTTGAAAAAGTGCGTTCCAGGTCCTTGAGCCAGACTTGCTTAAATATCCTTTCTTAAAATCAGCTAGCCACTTATCGCCTTTTCCTATCTCAGGACAAAGTGCTTCACCAACCTTACGACCTAGTACATCATCTTCTTCGGCTTCACACGGAAGATTAACTACAGTTACATTAGGCTCATTTTCTATCATTCTGCCTGCTAGGTCGTCCTCGTGCCATCTAGTCATTATCACTATGACCTTAGCATTAGGTGCAAGTCTTGACTTATACGATGAGTTCCATTCATCCCAAAGGTGTTCTCTAGTAGTCTCTGAATCAGCTTCTTGCTGAGTCTTTATAGGGTCATCTATGATGAACAAATTAGCAGGGTTTCCAGTTACACCACCTGTAACACCTCTGCTTATCATCTGCCCATTATTACCAGCCATCCAAAACTCATTAGCCGTATTTTTATCCTTGCTCAGCCCTGTTCCGAATATCTCTCCGAACTCTTCAATCTTGCTCTTATTCTTTAAGCCGAACTTCTGAGCAAAGTCTTCACTATAGCTTGCCTCTATTACTTTTCTAGTCGGATGTTTTAGTAGGTACCAACTAGGCAAGGTCTCCGTTATAGTCATACTCTTTCCGTGCTGAGGTGGTGTACTTATTATTAATATCTCATAAGCCTTATCTGTCTCCCTTTCAACAAACTCTTGAACAGTATCGCACAAATAATCGTGAAACTTACTATGTTTCCACCCCATATTAGTTAGGGCAACATAGCTTTTATAGTCGTGTTGTATTAAGGCTTTTACTATCTCTCTACTATCTGCCATAACTTCTCCAAAATTTTATAATAAAAAATACCCATCGGCATATTAACCTAGTGGGTATGAATTGGGTACAATCGATTGTGAAAAGGTGATATGAGGGTGAGGGGATATATATACGTACTATAAGAACGAGTGGCTCTGATTGGGGATAGTGGTTTGTATTCTTATCCTTTAACCCTTTATTTACACCCTTAACCTTTTCTATTGTTTGAGGTCTTCCATCCCCTTAACCCTTTATAGAAGGAATAGGGATATGGTAATAAATGGTAGTTTCATCTATTCTGTAAACTATGATTTACGGAATAGTTTAAAACAAATGTTGAAATTCCAACGATTTCATTTACTGCTTATAGTGGCTTATTCATTAAATATACAGAGTTCAGAATAGTATTCACTGATTCAAGCTATCATTCTTTATTCATCTTTGCATATTCTTTGTATATAACTATCGCAAATATCGTTACTAATGCATAAGATTTGTATAAAATGCGTATCATTAGTATATCATTTATGCATTATTCTGCTTTATCTAGGCTTGATATATACTCTTTTAGTATCTTATCAGCCTTATCCTTACTAATTGGTTCTTGCTTTGTAGTGGTTTCTATCTTGGTGTTATCTGCCCAACCACACCAATTTTTAAGGCAAAACATAGTCATTTGCCTATCGTAAGCCCCTATAATTACACCCTCCGTCAGTATATCAGCTAAAATATTATCATATAACGGTTTAAATTCCGATTTGTAGTCTCTGAGATAATTAAATAATGTGTTATAGTTTATTCCTATATGCTGAGCAAAATTAACTTTTGTAGGGTATACGGTGTATTTGCTTTCTCTTATATGGTCTAAAAATGCAAGGTATAAAGTCATTAAATGCTCAGGTGATTTTATTATATGCTCAAATGGTTGCCTTGCTATCTTGTCACTCTTTACCTCTGATAGCATTACTCTGTTTCCGTCTTCATCTACTCCCACCCAATCGTCAATCGGTGTAATCATTCCTTTTGCGCAGTTAGGTCTTATGTACAAGCCATCATATATAGTTTTGACCTTTAGCCCTTTTATTCCCTTAAAGGTATTTAGGGTAGTTTTAGCCTGCTTGTCTAAATAAGACTCTTTAAGCGCTTTTTCTCTTGATTTTGCCATTGCTACCCCCTTTCATTGTCCTCTGTCTTTTGGTTCCTGTAGAACATTGTATTAAATAAAATGCTTCTGCGTTCGTCTTTGTCGACTACTTACAGAAGCTTATATGTATCGCTCGCCCTTTGCGATACTTTACCCCTTTTAGGTCCTTTCTTTTTATGTGTGAAAGGCTCACCACTACGGCAAGCCCTACCCCACACAGATATAATTTAGAAAGGTTGAAATCATGGACAATAACTAACTATTGTACTGCTTACAAGTATATTATACCACACTTTCAACATTTAAGATGAATTTTTTCATTGAAATTTACACATTTTGAGCCGTTTTTGAAAAATATTTTAAAAAAGTTTTAAAAAAGGTGTTGACATACTGCACAATGTGTTATATGATACATACAACGAAGCACACAAAGTGCGTAACGCAAAGATGTATCAAGTTAAAGAAATGAGGTTGCAAAAATGAAAAAGATAACAATGAAAGAAACTAAGAGAATCTATAATCACATAATCAAAGTTGGCTATTGCGAACTGCAAAGCCTACTTAATCTTATAAGTCCATCAGCTTATACAAGTGGTGTATACGGATGGAACGCCGATGTATACGACTTTGGAAGTTTTGCCATCGTAACGGGCTATCGTCCTTTTGGTGACATCGTGGCAAGCTGTGAACTCTGCTATAAGTATGAGCAGAAAGCCAAAGAAATAACGGATTGGTTCGATGGTATGCCTTTGCCAATTCGTGGCGATTGGGATAGACGCAGGGACGCACTTTATTTGTTGATTGAAGAATTCCTTGAAGAGGTGACAAGGTAGTAGGAGGGGATAATTCCCCCCTCTACTTGCACAAAATAGATTGTAAATTTTGAATTGTAATGTTATAGTGTGATATATAGTAAGGAGAGGTTTTGAAATGTTGAAAGTTAAATGGATTGAAAACGGAGAATTTAAAGAAACTACAGTATATGAGAGCGTGCAAGACGCAGCAAACGGCAAAGATGTAAATACATTTTTAGATTTTCTTGTTGAGCAAGGCGAAAACGTAAACATTGAGGAGATTAAAAGCAAGCTCAAGAGTTGCGATTGCATCGAAGAACTTAACGCAGTTTTTAAACAGTATTTTGATTATAGCAGTATTGCTCTAGATGTTGCACATCTTGACTATGAGGTGTGGGTCAGCCACATAAATAAGTACGGTTGTCACGGTCCTGAGGTTTCAGATTCTTGGTTAATGCTTGAAACGGACGACCTGGAAGAAGCTAAGGCAAGGGCTAGAGATGAATACAACGCAAAGAGCGATTATATTGTTGAGTTAAGAAGTGACATCGGTCTAGACTATGACAGTTACAACCTTGTAGACTTTAAGGAGTACAGCGATGACATATTTAACATTTACGATTTAGCAAAAGTAGAGTACGACGAAGACGCTGACACCTGCGATTTAAAATTTTATGATAAGACTTGGGATATAACGGCATATATCCACAGTGTGCCAATTCCTGAATGGCTCAAAACCGAAGAGGACGACAAGCCTGTATACATCTTTGATGCCTTAGATTGGGAAAGCGACAAAGCTATAGAGTACGCTTTAGAACATGGGTCTAAAGAAATAGTAAGAGATACAATTAATTTTTAATAAAGAAAGGATTTTGAAATGTATACGCACGAAGATTTTAAAAAGTTCTCAAAAATCCTTGCCAATAACGGCTATACATATAGCTATAACGAGGGCTCATGGTCTCATCAATTTACTAGTGCAGATGGTGGCGAGTGTCTAGAGTTCCGTGATTATAGTACGGCAGAGGGCAAGCCCGAGGATTGGGACGGTGTCGTTTGCAGCGATTGGCACAGAATTTGCCTAGATATTGTTGAAGAATTGGGTTTTATTGATGGGATTGAATATGATTATAAGGGCGACTAATCGCCCTTAATCGTTTGTTTTGGGAGGTTTGAATGATTATCAACGGCAAAAGGTACGATACAGACAAAGCCGTATTTATAGGCTTATATGACGGCTCAAAGCTATACAGGAAACGCACAGGGGAATTTTTCCTTGAAGATGGTGGAAAAATCAAACCACTGTTAATCGATGAAGCAAAGAAAATTATTGAGGTTTTGGCACCTGAAAGGGTATCGGCTTTATTTCCTGACACTACAATCATTGACAGAGTAAAGGCTCTTAGGGGGAATATGACACAACAAGAATTTAGTAAGGCTTATGGTGTGCCTATAAGGACCTTGCAGAGTTGGGAGATGGGCGAACGCGTTCCCCCTGCTTATGTCTTAGACTTGCTAGAGTTTAGAATTAAGTACGAAGCATAAAATTGCGTTTTAAGGGGGTTTATTTATCGCCCTATAAGATGGCACTAAAACCCTTAAACTCTTATCATTGGTTCGCTAGGCTTGTTATAAGCCTATGAATATATCCCACTGCTAACTATAATATGTCGGCTCAGTTAGAGCCTAGAAAAAGTGGTCTGTGGGGAACCCTAAAAGATGGTGGAAAAATGCTCAAACTCTTAATTAGATATATCAAGAAAAAAGCCTTGATTATTCAAGGCTTTTCTTTTATTTGATAATATATTCCACTCTATCAAGTGTCGCTTCTTTTAGTCTGTGGGCTTTGGAAGAATTGAGGTTGAAATATTTCTGGACGGCTTTTGTTTTGTTGGGGATATTGTGCATATATAGTTCGTATATGTAGTTTTCGTCAGCACTTGACCCCTCTATTAGCTTTGCTATCCCCTCAAAATACCACCTATAAGGCTTTAATCGTTTCTCGAATCTTTCCCTCTGTATGGCTTTATTTTCCACCTCTGAAGCTATGTTACTGCTCGTCACCCTTTCTTTTGAATAATCAAGCCCCATACTTGTTAGAATATCCTTGTATTCTTCGCAAAGCTTCTCGTATTCTTCCTTGTTCCTTTTGTAGTCCATTAAATAAGCTTTTACATCAAACTTATAGTAGTTCTGCATTATTATTTTCTCCTTACTACCTCAGGTCTTACACCGTCTTTGAGTGCTTTTAATACATCAGACTTCTGTTGCTCGCTTCCAACGGCTAGAATCAATAGCACCATAAAGTGTTCTAACGGTAATATCGCTTTCCACATCGTGTCCTTATACTGCTTTTGGCAAACTAGAGGAATAAATAAGTCGTGCCTTTCCATTCCGTGTTCTATCGCCCTGCCTAGATGTCTTTCAAGGCTTAATTTGTCGCAGATTTTAGTTTCAATATGGCAATACGGCACTCCGTCAACAAAGTTGGTTTTGTCCTCTAAACGATTGATTTTCGCTTCGGTAAACCCCATCTGCCTGAACATCTTAGCTACTTCCTTGTCGCTCCAGGTTCCCCATTCAAAGCCGTTATATCGTTTCTGTTGTTCTTTTGATATTCTCCCCATTTAGTCCTCCTCTGCAAGCCTAGCAAAATTCCATCCACGAGATACTACCTCGGTCTTTGAGGTTCGTCCATCAAGATATGCCCAAACCTTGCCGTCTTTGTATTCGTTAAAATAACGCCTATCCCACCTTTCATTCTTGCCATCTTTAACTTCTATTAGAGTGTCTTTCTTAACCTTAGTCCAATCAATCTTAGGTTCAGGCAGTTCAAACGCCATAACACCTTTTATGTGGTTTTCTACACCCATAAAGGCTATCTCAATGATGCTTGCACAAGATGTGTGGTTATATCTACAAGTATCACAATCATCTTCATAATCACAATCACAAACTTCCTCTTTGCTAATTTTTATAAGCTTCTCAAGATACTCTATAGCCGTTACCTTTGTTACATCTATTTCGTTCATATTTACTTCTCCTTGATTTCCTTGATATTTTCTAGCGTAAATACTCGTTCATTATCTGTTCCATTTTTACAGTAGTAACATTCAGTTCCCATGATGATAAGACTGTCCAATATTCCCTCGTGTACTGTATTGTCTGTCAATGTTACTTTAACTTTTTTGTTTATGTAATCATCTATCATAGGTTTATTTCCCCTCATGTTCCTTGAGATATTCCTTGTCTAGTAGAAAACTGAGATTGCAAGCCATATGTGCTAGGTGGGATAGTCCACTCTCCTCGTCTACCTCGTCGCCCTCGATGTATGCAAGTAGGTGTCTGTAAAGTGCGTCTACATACCTTTTCGGTTCTACCTTTCGCCAATTTTCGCTATCTCCGTACTTCTCTGTACCGTACATCCTAACCTCAGCTACTGCCTTAACAAGTTTCGGATTTACAAGTGATAATTCTAACTTGCCCTTGTCTGCCTTTGCTGACTGGTCGGTGTCCCTTGTTTCTGCCTTTGCTGACACTTCGCCCTCTTCATCGATGTATAAAACTTTTCCGTTCTCGTCCACAACTCCACAGATTTCACCGTTTAGCTCATTGACAAGGTCGATGATGTGCTTATAGATTTCTTCTGCCCTCTCGGTGCGTGGATATGTATATCCAAACGGCTTGTCGTCCTCTCCCTTATCTTTGCCTCGTATGTAGAGCCTTTCACATATTAATTGTGGTGACCAAAATGATTTAATTTTGACAACGCGGTCGGTTATTATATATTTTTCAAACTTTCCACCCCTAAAGCTTTCGTCTTGCTCTAGTACTCTTCCTGAAACTGTTGTGCCGTCTAGCTTTAACTCTATTTTTAGTTTCATTTCTGCACCCCTCCTACTCCCTCAAATGCGCTGATTATTTCATCGCAAAGACATATGACTGCGTTCGCTTTATTATTTGTCGGTTCATCTGAAAACAAATCGTACACATAGTCACAAAACTCGGTTCTTTTGTTATTTATTTCGTCAAGGTCAACATGGGGTTGTTCGTCTATTGCTTGCATTATTCCAATTGTAAACATCCCCCTATCAATTGAGTTGCATTCATCTGCTAGAGGATAATCGTGTTCCTCTATTGTTTTTATCAGCTTATCTGCGTCTATTAATCTCATCGTTATTTCTCCTTGATTTTATCCTCAATCAACTTATGTATCTTGGCTCTAACATCGTCTGCTATTTCAAAGTGCTGACTTGCACAGCAACGTTCTAACTCATCTAATAAGTCGTCTAATTTGCTTTTAAAATCGTTCACCTGTTCCTCGCTTTCTGTTGTATGCTCCTCTTGGTAGCAAAGGTGATGTCCATAATTGTGGTGTTTTTAATGTGCTTATCGCCATTTCAAGTGCTTTTACATTATTTGACCATCCCATCTGCTCGCATACACCTTTTAGCTTAGTTAATTGCTCTATAACGTCATAATTTGTCATCGTTACATCCTTTCTTCTCAACTCTTCTGCGTTCTTCTCAACGCTTCCTTTTTCCTAACTTATATTTTCTTCCGCAATTTGTGCATTTTGCAGTGAATGCCCCTTTGCGTGTTTGCCTTAATTCTCCACCACATTCACAAGCAACATCTATGCACCGTTTTTTCATAAATTCGTCTATTTGAGAAGGTGCGTATTGCCTCTTCTTTTTTACAGGGGGTTTAATTCCCAATAAACGCATTGTTTGTTTGTATTCATTTTCTATCCATTTCCCATCTGACTCTAAATGACATCCATCGCCCATTAAGTCCCCCAATTTTATCAGCCTTTCATACAGATAGGCTTTATCATCATTCATCGTTCCCCCTCTTCAGTCGCTCCTCCGATATTTCTTTGATAATTTCATCTGCCGATTCCTCAAAGGCTTTTGTTAGAAGCCTCTCAAACTGCCTTTGGGCTCTTCGCTTTGCAAAATACTTTGTCAATGTGTGTCCTGCAACACTTCCGACGATTACTGCTAATACTGTTACGATTGCATATGCTAATATCATTATTTTTACCTCTCTTTATTCTTCAAAATCTCGTTATTTCTCTGTGTCTTCTTGTAGCACCAAACACAGAGATAATGCTCTTTGCCTGCTATTACTGCACTGTACTTGCCGTACTCGTTGATTCGTTTCCCACATAGTTCGCATTTCATCTGCTACACCTCTCCCCTCTATGAGTTACATTCAGTTCTTTTATTAGCTTTGCAACATCAATTCCACATAGCTGTTTAGTGTCTCGCACAAATTCGTTTACAGTCGCTCTGTGGTCTACTGTCTCTTCCAGCAATGCTATATATGATTCGCAAAACTCATCTAGTTTAGCTTTGTCAAAGTCATAAACCATAAAGAGTGTACGCACCATTATTGCAAAGTTTAACTGATTCGCCATTTCCGTTACTCGTCCTATAAGGTCTTCTCTTTCTGAGCGACTAAGCTTTGGCTTCTTTGTTCTTGGAACGCTCATTCTTAACTCTCTTTCTTAATGCTATGTCTATGATTCTCTTTAAATGCTCTTTATGTTTCTTTGTTATTTGCTTCATAACTTCTTCTTTGCTCCCTTAGTTTTTGCGTGTTTTAGTGCAACATACTTGCCGTAAGATATTCCTAGCGCCCTTGCTTTTGCAATCTTTTCATCAAGTGAAAGTGCCCTCTCCTCTGCTGCCTTTTTAGTTTCTTGCTTTTCCCTTGTTGCCTTTCTCGATGTTCTCCTTGCTCTTTCTAAAAAGCAATCGTGCGAACACACATTTTGCCTTGCCGTTTGAGAATAAAATTCTCTGCCACATATCTCACATTTCTTGACAAGTATGTTTGGTATTATGTCAACCATTTCGGCTATGACTTCAGGCTTTAATTTTCTTATTTGCTCATCCGTCTTTGACTTTTCTATAAAGTACCTTTCGTCCGTCTCGGTAGAGACGACCTCAACCCCTTGTTGGGTCGCCTCATACTCGATATAATCAAATAGTTCGCTATAGTAAATCAT